TGGCATCAGACACAAAAAAAGGCGGAGCCGAAGCCCCGCCCTGAGATGTTAAACTAGATCGTCTAGCTTGATCTGGACCTTACCGAGTGCAACCCGGCAAGCCTCAATAACAGACACAACGTCGAACGTCGCGTCCTCTGCCTTCTCACATCGCTTGATGATAGCGGTTAACCGTTCCTCAACAAACGTGCGGTCCGTTGTGCGGTTCTGGTCCGCGCCTTTCCCGCCACCATCTAAACGGCGCTGTAGACCACGCTTGTAATCGTTCACGCGAGCGCCGATCTGCTGCTGCATGTAGCGCTTGTGCGCTTTCTTGTTATCAGACAGCCCCTTAGTCGGAGTATCCAGCAAACGCTGATCCGCCGCCGTGAATGACGCGACAATCGCGGCCTTGAGGCCGTTGCGGAAATCCTCGGCCCGGTCACTGTCGTCTGTCTTCTTAGAGAACATGGCGACCGCGATACCGTCCGCGATCATGGCATCGCAGGCTTTCGCCATAAGCCCTTCAGTCTTAACGGCGGCCTTGGCGTGAGCGGTAACATGGGAAGCAAAAGTAAACTTGGACATAGTGTGAGTTCCTTTCAGTTGAACCGAACAGCACCGCGCCGTTCGGTGATCACAATATGACAAGTTAGGACGAACAGCGCAATAGATAGATCGGCACCGTATTAAATAAAATTACACCGCTTTACATGTTTTGTTAGTGTGGCGCACTAACATCCCGAAACGCGATCCGGCGAAGGGTACCGGGGGGCGGGAGGCCGCTGTCAGCTTGGGACTCCACACATCTCTGTATATTACTAGTTTGCACGAATATTGAGTACTTCGCTGAGTTAGCTATTTGGACAGGTTGGACAGCTTTACCCCCTATTTGTGTAAACTCTCCCATAACAATCTCTATAGAAACTTTACGCAAAACGGGGCTAAACCTGTCCAACCTGTCCAACCTGTCCAAATAGCTATTCGGCATCTGGTTCCGGCGGGCACGGCATATCAAGACTTGGCACTATATGCACAGTCCTGTCATCAAGATTAACGTAAGCTAATCTTACACCTAATTTTTTCTGTATGGGTTTACGCATCCGGTGTATGCGATGGTTTGGCGCTCGCCCCTGCCAACCTTTAGTTCTCTTACGGTCTTTCTTTGCGTCGAGTAGAACCACTTCTCTAGTTTCGGGGTCTACAACCACAAGATCTACCGGACCCTGTGCAGCTAGCGGCACGAATACATAATACCCGAGCCGTAAAAAATATTCTGTCAAAATCGCTTCTGCAATTCTGCCTTCCTGCTGGCGAAAGTCCATATATAGAAGTACCCCCCATAGGAGTCCCACACCTCCTTGTATAACATATTTTGTGTGTTATAATAGAGTAACGGTTAACACCTGCGAAAATGATATGGTCTTGCGTATAGAACCAGAAGTCGGCGTGCCTGTAGATCCCGATGCGTCTTACGACGACCTGAAGGAATACACCGAAGCTGCCGCAAATACGGTAAAAGAGCTTTCTGAACATGGGTTAGACACGGAACCCACCAAGGAAGATAAGGACGTAGCTGCTAAACTGACGCACGCTTACGCTCAAGACCCCGAAAAGACCTCCAAGAAGGTGACACTGAAGAAGGCAGCGACACTTACCCCCGCTTCCTTGGTACTGACGAACAGTATCCTCACCGAATTTGGACAGTTAGTGGCTGAGAACGCGGCCCAGATCCGCCATATGGTCACGAACAAGCTGATTTTAGAGACGGACAACCCCGATCCACGGGTTCGCATCCGTGCTTTGGAGCTTTTGGGTAAGATTTCTGACGTTGGGTTGTTCGCAGAGAAGTCAGAAGTGACTGTAACCCACCAGTCTACCGAGGATTTGCGCCTGAAGCTACGCTCTAAGCTGGCAAAACTCGTAAATCCCATCGAAGATGACGCAGTTATCATTGATAGCGAGGTCATCGACGTGGCCGAGGAGCTTGGGGTAGAGAAATGAGTGAGCTTGGCTTCACAGAGGCTGAGATTGAGCACATGCTCGCCAATCTGGATGCGTTTTCGCCCGAAGAAGTGGCTGAAATCGACAAATTGGTCGATGAATTAGACAATCGGCGGCGAAATGAGGCCGCATACGCCGATCTGATCGAGTTTTGCAAGCATATGCAGCCCGATTACATCGTTGGTAAGCACCATCGTATGCTCGCAGACATGCTCATGGACATTGAGCAGGGCAATAAAGACCGTATTTGCGTGAATATCCCCCCGCGTCATGGTAAATCACAGCTTGTGTCTATCATGTTCCCGGCGTGGTTCCTTGGTAGGAACCCGACAAAGAAGGTTATGATGGTGTCACACACCACTGACCTCGCTGTGGACTTCGGTAGAAAAGTTAGGAACCTAATTAATACAGATGCTTACCGTGATATCTTCCCCACAGTCCAGTTGGCGTCGGATTCTAAGTCTGCGGGTCGGTGGAATACCAACTCGGGTGGTGAGTATTACGCGTGCGGTATTGGTTCTGCCCTTGCTGGCCGTGGTGCTGACCTCTTGCTTGTGGACGATCCCCATTCCGAACAAGATGTCATCAACGGAAACTTTGAGGTGTTTGAGAAAGCCTACGAGTGGTTTACCTTCGGCGCTCGAACACGACTCATGCCGGGGGGTCGGGTGGCGATTATCCAGACCCGATGGCACATGGACGATCTCACCGGGCGCGTTACCCGAGATATGGGACAAAATGAGCGTTCGGACCAATACGAGATAGTTGAGTTTCCCGCCATTCTGGATACGGAGAACAAGGAGACCGGGGAGTTAGTGCAGAAGCCCCTGTGGCCCGAGTTCTTTGATATGGACGCCCTCCTACGTACCAAGGCGTCTATGCCCGTCTTCCAGTGGAACGCACAGTACCAGCAGCAGCCGACAGCAGAGGAAGCCTCTATTGTCAAGCGTGAGTGGTGGTCGCGTTGGGGTGACGAGCACGCACCGATGTGCGAATACATTATAATGTCTCTGGACGCTGCGGCTGAAAAACACAACAGAGCTGACTACACCGCCCTCACAACGTGGGGTGTGTTCCTCAACGAGCACGAGGGCACTCATAACATCATCCTGCTTAACAGCATCAAGGACCGGCTTGAGTTCCCTGAACTCAAAGAGTTGGCTATGCGTGAGTATTCGGAGTGGGAACCAGACGCCTTTATCGTTGAGAAGAAAAGCGCAGGCACAGCCATCTATCAGGAAATGCGCCGTATGGGTCTTCCTGTACAGGAGTATACACCACACAGAGGCTCCGGCGATAAATTGGCGCGTCTTAATTCTGTAGCAGACATTGTAGCATCAGGTATGGTATGGATGCCTCAGACACGCTGGGCAGAAGAAGTTATAGAAGAGATTGCCGGATTCCCATTTATGAGTCATGATGACTTGGTTGACTCTACTGTTATGGCGCTTATGCGGTTTAGGCAGGGTGGTTTTATTCGTTTGCCCTCTGATGAGCCGGACCCCATACAGTACTTCAAGCAACGTCGCGGCGGATACTACTAGAGGATAGATAATGGCGATTGAAAAAGGACTATACGCCGCACCTGAAGGCATCGACGAATATATCGAGGAAGATGCTGGTGAGCTTGAGATCGAGATTGTCAACCCGGATATGGTGACACTCGACGATGGTAGTGTTGAGATTACGCTTGTCCCCGGAGAGGATATCGAGCCTACCTCCTTTGATGCCAACCTAGCTGAGTCCTTAGACGACAACGCGCTTGCTAGTATTTCTAACGAGCTTGTTGGGTATGTAGATACAGACATCGACAGCCGCAAAGACTGGGCAGATACCTTTGTTAAGGGTCTGGACGTTCTAGGCTTCAAGTACGAAGAGCGCACTGATCCGTGGGATGGCGCGTGTGGTGTGTTTTCCACGGTTCTTGCCGAAGCCGCTATTCGGTTCCAAGCAGAGACTATGAGCGAGACGTTCCCCGCCGCTGGCCCAGTTCGCGTAAAGATCCTTGGAGAAGAGAACCAAGACAAGATGGAAGCCGCCGAGCGCGTAAAGGCGGACATGAACTACGAGCTTACGGAGCGGATGGTTGAGTACCGCCCGGAGCATGAGCGCCTGCTCTACAGTCTTGGTCTGGCTGGGTCTGCGTTCAAGAAAGTTTATTACGACCCGAACATCATGCGGCAGGTGGCGATCTACGTCCCGGCTGAAGATGTTATCGTACCCTACGGAGCCTCTCACATCGAGAGCGCAGAGCGTGTTACGCACATTATGCGTAAGACCAAGAACGAACTTCGCAAGCTACAGGTAAGTGGCTTCTACCGGGATATCGAGCTAGGCGACCCACAGCCGTTCCACACTGATATTGAAGAGAGAAAAGCGGAGGAAGGCGGCTACTCGATTACTGACGACGAGCGTTACAGCATCTACGAGATTCACGTCGATATGGTTATCGACGGCTTTGATGATTCTGATGATGAAGTCGCTCGCCCATACGTCGTTACCATTGAGCGTGGCACCGGCGCTGTTCTAGCTATTCGCCGTAACTGGAACCCCGAAGATCCGCTGATGCTTAAGCGGCAGCATTTCGTGCATTACGTTTATGTGCCGGGGTTTGGGTTCTACGGTCTTGGCTTGATCCATATCATTGGTGGCTACGCACGGGCCGGTACGTCACTTATCCGTCAGTTGGTTGATGCGGGTACGCTGTCTAACCTTCCGGGCGGTCTTAAGTCCCGAGGGCTTCGCATCAAGGGCGACGATACGCCGATTGAACCCGGTGAGTGGCGCGACGTAGATGTGCCGTCTGGCAGTGTGCGCGACAACATTATGCCGCTTCCGTATAAGGAGCCGTCGCAGACCCTACTCCAGCTACTCGACAAAATTACGCAGGAAGGTCGTAGGCTCGGCGCTATCAGCGATATGAACATCTCTGATATGTCGGCTAACGCCCCAGTGGGCACGACACTTGCGTTGCTTGAGCGTACCCTCAAGCCAATGGCTGCGGTGCAGGCTCGCGTACATTATGCCATGAAGCAGGAGTTCAAGCTCCTCAAGGCGATCATGGCCGAGTACGCCCCTGCTGAGTACGGCTACGAACCCTTAAGGGGGGAGGTCAGCGCCCGACAAGCTGACTACGCGCTCGTAGACGTAATCCCTGTTAGCGACCCGAATAGTTCGACGATGGCGCAGCGGGTTGTGCAGTATCAGGCCGTCCTCCAGATGGCCCAGTCTGCACCGCAGATCTATGACCTACCTGCCCTGCATAGGCAGATGATCGAGGTTCTTGGGGTCAAGAACGCAGATAAACTTGTTCCGACTAAAGAAGACCTCAAACCGAAAGACCCGGTTAGCGAGAATATGGACGCACTTATTGGTAAACCGATGCGTGCGTTTATCTACCAAGACCATGACGCGCATATCGCAACGCACACAGCTTTTATGCAAGATCCGATGATCGCGCAGATGATTGGTCAGAATCCGCAGGCGCAACAGATTATGGCCTCGTTGCAGGCTCATATTGCTGAGCATCTCGGGTTTAGTTACCGCAAGCAGATTGAGGAGCGCTTGGGTGTACCACTACCTCCGCCGGATGAGGAGCTTCCTGAAGACATAGAGGTTGATCTTGCTCGGCTTGTGGCTGATGCTGGTAAACAACTTACGCAGGCGCATCAGCAGCAAGCAGCGCAACAGCAGGCCCAGCAGCAAGCGCAAGATCCAGTTCTACAGCTACGCCGTCAGGAAGCCGCTACTAAGCAGGCTGAAGTCCAGCGCAAGGCTCAAAAAGATGCGGCTGATGTTCAGATACGTTTGGCTGAGCAACAGCGTAAGGTGGAGTCTGATAAAGTTGATGCTCTCCTCGAAGCTAAGAAGCTGGAGTTGGAGAAGGCTTCTATCGCGGTGGATGCAGCGCAAGCCAAGGTCAAGGCTAAGACCGAGACTGACAAGCTAGATCTTGAGATCTTCAAGAGCGTAACAACACCAAACAGGAATACATAGGCCGATAATGGCAAAAACCGTCTTTGACGTGCTTAAAGAACGTATCGAGGAGCAACGCTCCTCTGCAGTGGAGTTTCTATCCAGCGGTAGTTCCAAGGACTACGCTGAGTATAGGGAATTGTGCGGTGTAATTCGGGGTCTCGATACCGCGCTCTCACACATGGAAGACCTCTTGCGAAGTCATATGGAAGACGATGATGAGTGAAGTTGTTAATATCAACGACGTTTCTGAAGAAGACTGGGAGGCCCAGCTTCCCAAGCCAGTTGGGTACCGCTTGTTGGTAGCGTTGCCTGAAATCGAGGACCACTACAAAGGTAGTTCTCTGCTTAAGACGGATACGGAGAAACACCGAGAGTATATTATGTCGATCATGGGTATCGTGATTGATATGGGCGAGGGTGCTTACAGTGATAAGGAGCGTTTTCCTGAAGGTCCGTGGTGTAAACCGGGTGACTACGTGATGTTCCGTATGAATACGGGCACACGTTTTAAGGTTAACGGCAAAGAGTTTCGTCTTATGAACGACGATTCCATCGAAGCTGTTATCCCTGACCCTAGCGGCATCATGACGGCGTAGGGAGATAAAATATGCCTTTTGAAAAAGTTGAATATTCGCTGCCTGATCCCGACAATGTGGAGGAGGGCGGTGTTGAAATTGAGGTAGAGCCGTCTAGCGCAAAACCTTTGGAGAAATCTAAGAATGAGCAAGCTAGTAGCGGAAGCAAAGAAAGCGGTCTGCAGCGCGGTAAACCAAGTGAAGAGCTTGATATCGAAGTTGTGGACGACACTCCAAAGGCTGATCGAGGGCGTAAAGCGTCTGATCCGCCGGATGATGTAACCGACGAGGAACTCGAAGAGTATTCTGAGAAGGTTCAGAAACGCATTAAGCACTTTAGCAAAGGCTACCATGATGAGCGCCGTGCTAAAGAAGCAGCCTTGCGTGAACGGCAAGAGTTAGAGCGCTACACTCAGCAGTTGGTTGAAGAGAATCGCAACCTGAAAAGCACCGTAGGTAGGAACCAGACGGCGCTTCTTGACCAAGCTAAGCAGACAATCGAGGCGGAACTTTCACAAGCAAAGAAAGCCTATAAAGATGCTTACGAAGCTGGCGATTCAGATGCTGTTCTTGAAGCGCAAGAAAATTTAACCAATGTCAAGATCAAGGCAGATAGGCTAAATAATATCAAGTTATCTCCTTTACAGGAAGAAGAGAGGTCTGTAGACTCTGGAGTTAACGGAAGTAATAACGCCCCGGTACAGGTTGATGAACGGGCCGCGAGTTGGGCAGAGTCTAATACGTGGTTCGGTACAGACGACGAAATGACGAGCTTTGCACTGGGGTTGCATAATAAGCTCGTTAAGTCGGGTGTAGACCCGAGGAGTGATGAGTACTACGAGAGTTTAGACACTCGTATGCGACAGGTCTTCCCAGAGAACTTCGATGATTCATCGGACGATGCTGAAGAAGATGACGAGAAGAGGACGCCAAAACGTCAGGCTAATGTGGTTGCCCCCGCTACGCGGAGCACAGCACCTAAGAAGGTGGTACTAACGCAAACACAGGTAAACCTTGCGAAACGTCTTGGAGTACCTCTCGATGAATACGCCAAACAGGTTGCAATACAAATGAGGAATAGTAATGGCTGATAACCGAATTGATCGTGAGCACGATACTCGTGAGAAAAGTGCCCGTAGACGAGCTTGGCAGCGACCGGAGGTTCTACCTTCTCCTGATCCCGAGCCGGGTTACAAGTACCACTGGGTTCGAGTGTCTACGCAAGGGCAGGTAGACGCCACTAATGTTTCCTCAAAACTCCGCGAAGGTTGGGAGCCTGTAAAGGCAACGGATCACCCGGAGATCACTATGGTTGCTGTGGAGCAGGAACGCTTCAAGGATAACATTGTGATCGGTGGTCTTATGCTTTGTAAGGCTCCGGCTGAACTGGTTGAAGAGCGGAACGCTTACTACAATGAGCAGACCAAATCTCAGATGCAGTCAGTTGACAACAACCTTATGCGCGAAAATGACCCTCGTATGCCTCTGTTTAACGACAGAAAAACGAAGGTTACTTTTGGAACTGGAACCTAAACCTTAAGCATGGGAGCTAATTATGGCTTATCCTACTGTTGATGGCCCTTATGGGCTTGTCCCGGTAAAGCTGCTTAGCGGTGTTCCCTTTGTAGGTGTTACTCGTCATTACGGCATTGCCAGCGGCTATGCCACGAGCATCTTTAATGGGGACGCTGTTAAACTCGTTACCGGTGGTACCGTTGAGCGTGATACGTTCGACGCTGCCATGACGCCGATTGGCGTTTTTGTGGGCTGTTCTTTCACAGACCCGAGCACTGAGCAGAAGACCTTTAAGCAGTATTATCCGGCTAGCACGGTTGCTAGCGACATCGAAGCGTATGTTGTCGATGCCACGGATGTCCTGTTTAAGGTCGCTGTCGTTTCGTCTGGTACGACGATTGGCGATCTCGCGATCACGGATATTGGCGCTAACGTCGCTGGTGTGGACAACACCGGTAGCACGATTACTGGCAATTCCAAGTGCGCGATTTCGGACACCTCCGCTACGACCAACACGCTTCCGTTCCGGATCGTGAGTCTGGTTGAGGAGACCAAGAACGCGTCCGGCGGTTATACTGAAGCTCTCGTTAAGTGGAACGCGGGCCATCAGTTTGACAACACCACTGGCGTATAAGGAGTGATGTAAAATGGCTATTTCACGCGCCCAATTACTGAAAGAACTCCTCCCCGGCCTAAACGCTCTGTTTGGCCTTGAGTACGCCAAGTACGGTGAGGAGCATAAGGAAATTTTCGAGTCTGAGACTTCGGATCGTTCCTTTGAAGAAGAGACCAAGCTGTCCGGCTTCTCCGCCGCGCCTGTCAAGAACGAAGGCTCTGCCATCGAATATGACAACGCACAGGAGTCGTGGACTGCTCGCTATACGCACGAGACCATCGCGATGGGCTTCTCCGTTACTGAAGAAGCTATCGAAGATAACTTGTACGACTCTCTGTCGTCTCGTTACACGAAGGCTCTCGCCCGCGCTATGGCGTACACCAAGCAGGTTAAGGCTGCGTCGGTTCTGAACAACGCGTTCACCGGCTCTGGCGTTACCTATGGTGATGGTCAGGTTCTTTGCTCGACGGCCCACCCGCTTGTTTCGGGTGGCACCAACTCCAACACGCCTTCGACGGCGGCTGACCTCAACGAGACTTCTCTTGAGGCGGCGGTCATTCAGATTGCTGGTTGGACGGACGAGCGTGGCCTCCTGATCGCGGCTAAACCGCGTAAGCTGGTGGTTCCGCCGAACCTCATGTTCGTTGCTACACGTCTTCTGGATACGGAAGGTCGCGTGGGCACGGCGGATAACGACATTAACGCACTGCGTAATAATGGTTCGATCCCCGAGGGTTACACGGTTAACCACTACCTGACGGACACGGATGCTTGGTTCCTTATGACCGACGTTCCGAACGGCCTGAAGCACTTTGTTCGTACCCCGATGCAGACCTCTATGGATGCTGACTTCGATACGGGCAACAGCCGCTACAAGGCTCGTGAGCGTTACTCGTTTGGTGTTTCCGATCCCCTCGGGATCTTTGGTTCACCGGGCGCGTAATAACTTGCGTCGTCTTATTAAAGGGGGGCACTTGATGCCCCCCTTTTATTTTGTATAATAACTTATCCCTGACAGTCGTATTGGGCGGCTGACACTAGCCACGACAGGAGATTGATATGGCTACTTCGACTTTTAGCGGACCCGTCCGCTCGGAAAATACGTTCAAGACTGTTTCCAAAGACGCCACGACCGGCACCATCACGGAACTCACTACGTTGGGCGATGCTCCGGTAACGCTGGCTGATGGTGATGTCACTATCACAAACGCTACGCATTCCGGCAGGCTCCTCGCGGTGCCCGATGGCGGGCAGGACAACACCTACACGCTGCCCTCGCCAGTGGCCGGTGCGGTCTTCCGCTTCATTTATTCCGGCGGCGCGGCGGATGCCACGGATTTCATTATCGACACGGGCTCGGACACCAATTATTTTATCGGGGGCGTCACGCATCTTGACTCCGACGCGGGCTCCGGTGGCGATGAGGTCGTTCCGGTGTACTCCGATGGTAACTCGAACAGCAAGTTTCAGGCGAATGTTCCGGGCGGCTGCGATGTCATGGTCTTCGCCAAGGACTCGACCAACTGGTACATCTCCGGCTGGGTTACGTCTGCCACTGCGCCGACTTTCGCTGACCAGTAAACATGGCGCCGGGGGCGAACGACGGCGTAGAATCCAACTAAGGGGCTAACTCATGGCTGATGCAGTAACCTCTCAAACCCTGATTGATGGTCCGGCCCATGCGGTGCTTAAGTTCACCAATATTTCGGACGGCACCGGAGAGTCA